TATAAATAAATCTAAAAGCATTAATAATGGCGATTCAACGCAAATCAAGAGCATTTAAGGATATAAGTTTGTCTTTTTCACCGCATCCAGTGACAAAAGACCTTCCTGTGCTTACGAATGAGCGAGCAATTGCAAGATCAGTGAGGAATTTGGTTGAAACTATACCATCAGAGAGGTTTTTTAACTCACTTATAGGAACAGATGTACGTGGTTCTCTTTTTGAACTGTTTACTTCTGAGACTGTAACGATTATTGAAGATCAAGTTCAAACTACAATCGCCAACTTTGAGCCAAGAGTTGATAATGTGAGTGTTCAAGTTGATGCACAATATGATAATAATGAACTAAACGTCACAGTCTTTTTTGATATTGTAGGACTTGAAGTTCCAACTCAGTCATTTACCTTTATATTAGAACCAACGAGATAATATGCCCTTTACACAGTTTACAAATTTAGACTTTGATCAAATCAAAGTACAAATCAAAGATTTTCTTCGTTCAAACTCAAATTTTACTGATTTTGATTTTGAGGGTTCAAACTTCTCTGTTCTGATTGACACATTAGCATACAACACTTATATCAATGCATTTAATGCAAATTTAGTTGCAAATGAGTCATTCTTAGACTCTGCAACAATTCGTGAAAACGTTGTTTCTCTTGCTCGCAATATTGGTTATGTACCCCGTTCAAAAACCGCTGCAATCGCCCAAATTAAGATTGGTGACGTAAATCTAGGAACAACAAATGATAGCACTCCACGCTTTTTAACGCTACGTTCAGGTCTTGTATGTGTAGGTAACTCTGAAAATACTACATATCGTTTTTCAATACCAGATGAGATCACTTCATCAAGAGTTAGAGACATAAATGGAGTATCTTTTGCACAATTTGATGATACAATCGACATTTATGAAGGAACTTTACTTCAAAGAGTATATTTAGTTGATACATCAACAGATCAAAGATTTATTATTGATAGTCCAAACATTGATAGTTCAACATTAAGAGTATATGTGAAGGGAACTGCTGATGTTGGACTTGGAAGAAAATATTCAATGGTTGATAATATATTAAACATCAATAAAAACTCTGAAATATATCTTGCACAAGAAGTTCAAGATGAAAAATATGAAATATTATTTGGTGATGGATTATTCGGTAGAAAATTAGAAAATAACTCATTAATTACAGCAAGATATATTGTAACTGATGGAGAAACAGGTAATGGTCCTTCTAATTTTAGTTTCCAAGGATCATTTACAAAGAGTGATAACACACTGTTTACACCATCTGATAATATTACAGTAACTACTGTTTCAAACGCTTCTAACGGTGCTGAAGTTGAGGATGTGTCTTCTATTAAGTATTTTGCACCAAGACTTTACTCAGCACAATACAGAGCAGTTACACCAAGAGATTATGAGGCAATAATTCAAAACATTTTTCCTAAAACTGAATCAGTTGCAGTCGTTGGTGGAGAGGAATTAGATCCACCAAAGTTTGGTCAAGTACAGATAAGTATTAAACCAAAAAATGGAACATATGTGTCGGATTTTGACAAAGCACAAATTAAAAGTAAATTAAAAAACTACGCTATCGCTGGTATTAATGCTGAAATAGTCGATTTAAAAATACTATATGTGGAAATAAATTCTACAATATATTTCAATCCATCACAGGTCGCCTCTTCATCTAATTTAAGGACTGCGATTATTTCTTCTTTAGAAAATTACGCAAATAATGTTGAAATTAATAAATTTGGTGGACGATTTAAATACAGTAAATTAAACACCCTTATAGATCGTGTTGACAATGGTATTACATCAAATATAACAAAAGTCATCATTAGAAGAGACTTAAAAGCATTGTTAAATCAATTTGCACAGTATGAATTATGTTTTGGTAATCGTTTTAATATAAATCCTGCTGGTTTTAACATAAAGAGCACTGGATTTACAGTTTCTGGATCAAACGAAATTGGTTTTCTCACTGATGTTCCAAATAAAGATGCTGCTGGTAATCTTGATGGTTCCATGAAGGGAACATTGAGTGTTGTTTTTAAAAATCAAAGAGATAAACAACAAGTTCTAATTAAGGATGCAGGAATAGTTGACTATAAAAAAGGAGAAATAATATTAAATACAATTAACATAACTTCTACATCAACTCAAAATAATATTATTGAAATTCAAGCATTTCCAGAATCAAATGATGTAGTTGGACTAAAAGATTTGTATTTGAATTTTGACGTTTCAAAAAGCACAATAAATATGTTTAAAGATGTAATTGCTTCAGGCGAAGATGTTTCAGGTATTGTATTCACAAGAGATTATTACACCTCTAGTTACTCAAATGGAGATTTAGAGAGGAAATAATTTATGTCACAAATTGACAAAAGAATAAAAGTCAATACTATTATTGAAAATCAATTGCCAGAATTTATTTTGGCAGATTTTCCTAACGCTACAGAATTTTTTAAACAATATTATATTTCACAAGAATTTCAAGGTGGTCCTAGTGATCTGATCACAAACTTTGATCAATATTTAAAATCTGATAATTTAGTTCCTGAAGTCGTTACTGGATCTACAAGTTTATCATCAGATATTTCTGAAACTGATACAACAATAACTGTTGCAAGCACTAAAGGATTTCCTTCAGAGTATGGTCTTTTAAAAATTGATCATGAAATAATATCGTATACAGGCATAACACCAACATCCTTCACTGGATGTATTCGTGGTTTTAGTGGGATTTCAGGATACAATGTTGGTATATCATCATCTCTACTTGAAATAAATCGTGAGAGTTTAGTTTTTGAAGATACAACTGCAACTTCTCATAGCTCTGGTAGCACAATTAATAATTTATCAGTTCTATTTTTACAAGAATTTTATAAGAAACTCAAAAAAACATTTTTACCTGGTTTAGAGCATAATGAATTCGATACCGATCTTGATGTAGGTAACTTTTTCAAATTTGCTCGTTCTTTTTATCAATCAAAAGGTATTGAAGAATCAGTTAGAATATTATTTAAAGTATTATATGGTGTCGAGTCAACAATTCTAGACCTAGAAGGAAATTTAATTAAACCATCAGATGCTGAATTTATTCGTAGAGAAGTAATTGTTGCTGATTTAATATCATCTACAGGAGACCCACAAAACTTAGTTGGACAAACAATATTTAAATCAACAGACACATCAACTAATGCGTCAGTTTCTGAAGTAGAAATTTTAAATAGAGACCAAAAAACATATTATAAAATTTCTTTATTTGTTGGTTTTAATGATCGTGATTTAATTGAGGGTGTTTTTACTGTACCAGGAAAAACAAAAGTCCTTTCTGATGTTTCAGTTAACGGTGATGTTATATCGGTTGACTCAACTGTTGGGTTTGGTGCAACTGGTACTTTAATTAGTGGGCAAAATAATATTGATTATACATCTAAAACAATAAATCAATTTTTTGGGTGTACTGGTGTTGGGTTAAAAATAAACACCGCTGATGATATTAGATCAAACGAAACAATTTTTGGTTATGAAAATGGTGATTTATCTAAAAGAATTGATCTTAGGATAACAGGAGTTCTTTCTGAACTAGTTCCTATATCAGATATAAGTCTGGTAAATGAAGGTGAAAATATTTTTGTCAAAAATGTTGGTGAAAAAATTAAGAATGATAATTCCTCATACAAAGAAGTATTTGCTAATTCTTGGAAATATAATACATCATCAAGATTACAAATTGACATTAGTGGAACAACATATACTTTTAGAGCACCCATAGACAAATCAAATTTAAAAGAAGGTGATAATTTTGTAATCCTAAAAAGAAATGAGCAGGGTATTGAAGGAACTGGAACTATAACCAATATTGATAAAAGTAAAAATCAAATTGATGTTGATAATGTAGTTGGTTTTACAACATTAACTAATCAACTATATGATATAAGAAGAGTAATAGAAACTGCAACTAGTAGTGGAGTTGAAATAGAGCAAGGAAATAATGTTTTAATAACAGATGTTTTAAATGTTTACACTGATGGAGAAGTTGATGGGTATGTCGCCTCAAACTCTTTACCAAATTATGATATTACAACTGAAATAATAGATGAAACTACTAGTGGTATAAGTTTAGATGGAAAAGATGTTTTAACAGATAAATTTAGTTTCATTCAATTCTCACCATCCTCCACTCAAAATATAAAATTTATACAAGGAGATGCCATAATATATTCTCCTAAAACTAATATTATTTCAGGATTAGAATCTGGAAGAACTTATTATGTTGACCCGATCATACCTCCTGCAGGAGCAAATATATCACAAATCGCTTTGTATCAGTCACGTAGTCAAATTGGAACAGCAAGCACTGTTCAACTTGGAGAAACAAAAAGTATTAAGGTTGTGACTGGTGTATCGACTGTGGTTGGTGTATCAACAGTAATTTTAAACAATCTTGATAATATAGTTGTAAATGATTTAATACTAGGCACGGGTATACCAACTAATTCAACCATTACATCTATTGACACTAATACTGGATTAGTTACATTTACTGGCACAACTACCTCTGTTATTTCAATCGGTGCTCGATTAACTATCAAACATACAACTGAGGATCAAACTTTTGTTTTAAAATCACATGCAAATAGAAAACTACAATCAGATAAAATTTTACGAAGAATACCACTAACACAAAATTTATCAGTATCTTCAAATCATGAAACACCAATAAATGATATTGGAATATTAAGAGATGGTGTTCAAATTCGATCTCCAATATCTGATGACATAATTTACTATGGAAATTTAGAAAGTGTAGATGTATTAAATGGTGGTAAAGATTATGATGTTATTAATCCTCCGCTAATCAGCGTTGAAAAATCAACAGGAACTACTGCATTAGTTCAACCTGTTGTTCAAGGTGGTGTAAAAGAAGTTTTAGTTGATCCACAAAACTTTGATATTGAATCTGTTAAAAGTATTTCTGTAACAGGAGGTAACGGATCAGGATGCATTCTACAACCTGTGGTTGGTATTAGAAATAGATTTATAGATTTTGACAGTAGAGATATATTTTTTAACGGTGGAATTGATATTGACGATGAAACCATCACATTTAAAAAAGATCATAACCTAGAAAATGGTCAATTAGTATATTATAGTTCAAATAATAATCCACCTATAGGTATAGGTTCTGCTTATGATATTAATAACATTATTACAGGAACTCTATCTGATGGAGATCCATATTTTGTTAGAGTTGTAAATCCATCTACAGTAAGAATATTTAATAAAAAAGAAGATGCTTTAACAGGTATTGCAGGAATTAATACTGTTGGTCTATCAACAGATACTGGAGCGAGTGGAATACATCGTTTCAGAACTGAAAACAAAACAACACTTGTATCTGTTAAAGTCATAGAAGAGGGATCTGGTTATACAAATCGTAAATTAAAAGTTAATCCAATTGGAGTTTCTACTTCATATGACACAATAAATTTCACAAATCATGGTTTTGAAACTTTAGATATAATTGAATACAATTTCCAATCAGGTGGATCAATAATATCAGGTTTGAGTTCATCAAGCCAATATCATGTTACAAAAATTGATGATAATGTATTTAAATTATCTACTAATCTTCAAAATTTACAAAGAAAAAAATATGTTAATTTAACCTCTACAGGAGTTGGATTACAAGAATTCTCCTATCCAGAAATAAATGTAAATATTGAAGTCTCTTATGGATCAACAATTACAGGGACATTTAATTTAACACCTATTGTTAAAGGAGAAATTATAGATGCATACCTATATGATGAAGGAACAAATTATGGATCTACAATCTTAAACCATCAAATAAAACCAGATGTAAAAATATTAAACGGTAAAAATGGTGAAATCAAACCAGTAATTGTAAATGGAAGAATTGATAGTGTATCTGTTGTAGGAAGAGGAGAAGGTTATTTTTCTACCCCAGATTTAGAAGTTAAAGATGCTGGAACAGGTTCAGGAGCGATTGTAAGACCTGTAGTGCAAAATGGACAGATAATTGATGCTATTATCATAAACTCTGGTATTGGTTACGATGCATCATCCACAGAGATTAATGTAATACCAAGAGGGTCTAATGGAGTTTTAGAAGCAAGAGTTAGAACTTTAAATTTAAATAGAGCAGAAAGATTTGGAGATTTCAATTTAACTTCTCGAAAAAATTCATTTGGATTTAGTATTCTTGGATATTCTCAAGATATCATTAGCACTTTGGAGGATAGTTTTTCTAAAAAGGCAAATGGCGATTTTGATGAAATAACTTCTCACTCACCAATTATTGGATGGGCATATGATGGTAATCCCATATATGGTCCTTTTGGATACTCAGATCCTGATAATATAAATTCCGATCTTAAAATATTATCTCCTTCATTCAATCTTGATGTATCAAAAGTAAATAATAGACCAAACGGATTTAAAGGTGGATTTTTTGTCAATGATTTCATTTATAATGGATCTGGTGATTTAGACATTCATAATGGAAGATTTTGTAAAACACCTGAATTTCCAAATGGTATCTATGCATATTTTGCTACTGTAGAACTTAACTCAGATAATAAATTGCAAGGAAAATATCCATACTTTATTGGTTCAAGTTATCGGTCTCCTCTAATTAATGATAATCTAACTTTAAATCAAGATTTTGATTTTAATAATTCAAATTTACTAAGAAATACTTTACCTTATGTTGTTGATGAAGAATTTGGTGATAATGATTTTATTATAGAGTCGAATGAAAGCATAAGACAATTATCTACCATTGAATCTGTAACAAAAGGTGATATTGATGATCTATTAATTTTAGATGGAGGTTCTGGATACAAAGTAGGAGATCTTACATCTTTTGATAATACAGATACTGAGGGTTCAGGGTTTAATGCACAAGTATCTGAAATAGTTGGTGTTGGGGTTTCAAGAATCGATACAATTTTAACAACTTATGAAAACGCAGTTTTCACTTGGAAAGATAATTACAATGTAATTGCAAATGTTCCTCCTTTCTTTGAATTAAATGATCAAGAATCGATCTCAATTTCAGATTTGAGCACATCTATTGTTAATTTAACTGGATCATTCAAAGTTGGTATTGCTACAGATACCATAGGTTTAGGAAAAACCATGACACTTGGAAATGTTAATGGTAAAATTGAAGATATTTTTGTTACAGATATTCCAAATACTGTTGCAATAGGTGGATCTCTTAGAATAGGTTCTGAAACTTTAAAAGTTTTGAATTTATTCAATACTAATAAAATCATAAGAGTTTTAAGACATACTGGAATAGCACATACATTGGGATCTAATATTGATGTATTAAATAACAAGATTAATATCCCCGTTAAAACTAACAAGTTTGACTCAAAAGTAAATGAATTAGTTTATTTTAATGGACCTCAATCAGTTGGTGTAGGAACTACATCTGGTGGTGCTACACAAGTTGAATATGTTTTTGGAGAAACAAAACAAAATTTATCAATTCCTACAAGAACTATTCACATTCCAAATCATCCATTTAAGACAGGGCAAGAATTAACACTTAGTATGCAGAGCACTGCTAATAGATTTGATGTTGGAGAAACTCCAAATGTAGCAACATTTAAACTTCCATTTACTGGAACGACTGAAACAAATGTATTTGTTATTGATAAAGGTGAAAATTATATTGGAGTCGTAACAACAAAGGCAAGTATAGGAAGCACTAGTGAAGGGTTATTCTTTTATTCTAATGGTAGTAATACAGGAATTTCATCTGGTTTATATAATTTCACTTCAAATCATACACAGGTTACTGGAAATGTTGATAAAGTCACTACAACTGTAATAACAAATGTTTCAGCAGCGGACACTACAACTCATAATTTACAAGAGGGTGATATCATTAAAATGAACGTTATACCCAACTTATCAGTTGGTATAAACACAATTACACCTATTTCAGTAAATTATAACTCTCAGTATGAAAAATTATTAATAAATCCAATCACTTTTGCGTCTGCCGATGTTGAGACCAATAGAATAGATGTGGATGGTCATGGATTAAAAACTGGAGATAAAGTTTTTTATGATGGAGGTGCAACAGGTTTATCAACTGGATCATATTTTGTTAACAAAATAAGTAATAGATATTTCCAATTAGCAGAAACAATCTCTGATTTGAATACAACACCAGTAAATGTAGTGTCAATCACTGCAAATACAGGTGGTGCAAATCAATCAATATCATTAATTAATCCTAGAATAGATGTTGTTAAAAATTCTAAATTAACATTTGGTTTATCAAGCACAACATTAGCAGATTTTGATTTTAAATTATTTTACGATCAATCATTAACTAATGAATTTTTGAGTGCTCAAGATTCTTCTATTTTTAATGTGGTTGGAGTTGGTACAATTGGTATAGGAACGTCTCCTGATAAACCCATTGTAGGGGCAGCATTAAGCGTTAGTTTTTCAGAAAGCACACCAAGAAGACTATATTATGGATTATCAAAAGGTGGGTATATTAGCACCTCTGATACAGATGTACAGGATTATTCTGAAATTAGATTTGTAGACAGTATTTACAATGGTGAATATAAAATTTCAGGAGTTACATCTTCAACTTTCAATTTTTCTCCATTAATACCCGAACTATTATCATATACAAGTTCTGATTGTGAAAAATTAGAGTACTCCACTAAATCATCTAACGTTCATGGTGCGATAAAAGATTTTAAAATAATATCAAAAGGATTTAACTATAAAAAATTACCTAAGTTTAAATCAGTTACAAGTGTGAATGGTCAAAATGCAAATATAGTTGCAATATCAACATCGATAGGTAGAATAAAAGATGTAAGAATAGTTGATATTGGATTTGAATATGCGTCTGACAAAACTTTAAGTCCAGAAGCATTTATATCACCTGTTGTTAATATTGATAATCTTGATGTTATTGAAGAAGTTAATATAATTGATGGTGGCACAAATTATATTAATGCCCCTAATTTTTAGCACCAATTAATGGTTTAGATTCAGTCAATCATAATATCATAGCAATTAATAATTCAAACGGAGTTGGTATTAACTCAATTGAAACTAGTTCATCTGGTATTGTAACTTGTTTCTTAGAAACACCATTTAATGGTTTTACAAATCCACAACCATTTGCTACTGGGGATGAAATTTTTGTTGAAGGTATTGAAAGACTTGGTGAAGTAGGTGTTGGCACTCAGGGAGGAATATCTACAAGTATTACTGTTGAAGGTGATGGATTTAATTCTGAAAATTATAATTACAAATTCTTTAAAATTCAAGAATATATTGCGGGAACACAAGCTATTGTCAAATTTAGTTTAGCTGGTCTATCAACTAATCCTGGTATTGCAAAAACTTTCCAGTCTGGATATGCAACTATTGTTAACAAAAACAAATATCCAATTATTGAGCCTATACAGAAAAGGGGTACATTCCAATTAAATGAAAGTATTGTTATTGATAATGTAATTACAGATCTAGAAGTTGTTGAGATAAGAGATGATTTCATAAAACTTGACGGTAAATTTGAAATTAAAAAAGGAGATAGAATTAAAGGAAGATCTAGTAATGTTTCTGCTGAAATAACAAGTTTAATTTCTAATAAAGCAAAGTTCAAAACTGATTTTTCAAATAGACAAGAGTATGGTTGGTTAGATGATGTTGGTAAATTAAATGAAGATTATATGGTTACACCTGATAATGATTATTATCAAAATTTATCATATACAGTTAAAAGTACAGTAGAGTGGGAAAAATTTGTTAATCCAGTCAATCGTCTTGTTCATCCAGCTGGTTTGAAAAATTTCTCTGACACGTCTATCGAAAGTAATGTAAAAGTTGGTGTAGGGACAACTGCATTAACAAAAGATTTAATAGTTCTTGATGTCAGAAACACTCTAGGTTTAGAAGATAAACAAAGAGTTGACGCAATCAATAATTTTGATTTCGTTACAGACTTTGATACAAGAAATAACAGTTCAAAATTCCTACAACTATCTAATAAAGTATTAACTGATTTTTCAAGATGTAAAACAAATAGAGTTTTAGTTCATGATGACATAAGTGGTAAATTTTCAAGTGCTGGTTTTCAAGCAAATAATACTGTTGTTGAGCAGTTAACAGAAGACTTTGCAAACTATCTTATACAAATAGTTGATCCTGACACTTTAGATGCACAATTTACTGAATTAGTTGTTTTAACAAATACTGATAATGCATATCTTCTTGAAAAAACCACTGATTTTACAACATTAGAACTTGGAGAGTTTAGTACAGAAATTACTGTAGGAGGAACAAAAAATTTAATATTTACTCCAACAGAGAAATTTACAAAAGATCACGATATTAAAATCTTAAAAGTTGATTTCAATACAGAT